CTGGACTTGTCACTTGCTAGGGTGGTATTAGTTTACCCTATCTCTTTACCTTCCAGAGTAGGACCCCTTTCACTTTGTTTAAAGCTACTAGAAGGAGGTTACCACTAACCATTTGAATAAACCTTTGAAGTTTGCACCTAAATGATGTAAGCTTAGATGTGAAGTTTATATGATCGTTCTCCTTGAGAATGAATTCCCTCGGTGAAACTGAAGGAAATTCTGCCACTTTATTTCTAAGGTGGTCACGGTACTCTCGTTGTTTCTGAGATGTATCGTCAAGGTTCGAATTTGCATGAAGTATTTCCCATTGAAACTCAACCGATGGTTGAGAATCTTCCCCTAAAGGAGCTGGTTCAACCCTAGAGGCTAATTCAGCCCTAGCTAGGATTACTCCTACCGGTTCTTGGACCTGCCATGATGCCATCCGTAGTCTACGGATTGGTCGTTGTGATAGGTTATTGTTTTCTTTAAACACTACCACATTTCTGGTCTCTGACCGTTTTGTGGCCAAATAACCATAGGCAACTTCGAGATCCATCAGTCGATCAGACAGCCTTCGCGTATGTATAACTATTGACCGTCCTTCTCCATAACTTATATTGAGAACATTCGGTACCGGATCATCTCCTTGTTTAACCAAGACGTCCTTAATCCCAAATGCATCGAAATTAGCGGCGTGCTTAGGTGGTTTCCACCCGAGCCCCCCATATGATTTAGGTAGAGAGGCAAGGACACGCACACCATCCTTAAAACGGGATGGCACAAGGTTAAAGGCTTTGGGCCCATATTTTTCTAAAAGCTCTAAAGGTTTAGAACTCGAAAATAACCCTGAACTAACCTGAGGAAACTTCATTTGTTTTAAAATTCGAGATTCACTTGCTAGGCGACTAGCAAACTCACCAAATCGATCAGACGTTAAAGTCTTTTGCTCATTGATGGGACACCCCATTAGTGCCAAGGTATGATGGTAAAGCTGACTAAGCTCTTCCACCATAATTACATCGTCACCTAAAACCTCAAAAGCATCGTCCAACTCCATTTCATTCATCAAGACGTAGAGCAGCATTCCATGTGTATTCGCAGCAGCAAGAAAGCCTGCATACAAACCTAACGGAATGCCCTTTACCCATCTGATAGACCTCTTCTTACCAAAGGAAGATTTAAGATACCAATTCTGCTGAGAAAGAAATTCAAGGAGCTCAACTGCCTCCCTATATTCCCAATCATTCATGGGACCTATGGTCTTTAAGTACGAAACAATAATACTTAAAGGAAATTGGTCGGTGAACGACGATAAATCTGTCGCCACGAGGGTTCGGCCTTCTTTCAGCTTTCGCTGAATCCAGCGCACACCCTTTTCCTGATCAAATGTACAGTCCCAAGGCAGCCCCCTCTTCGAACAAAGTTCTAAGAAGGATTGTAACTTAGATATAGCCACCTGGTGAGTCCTTAATGGATTGGCAACGAACCTCGCTTTTGCACCCCTCTCCTGGATTACTCCAATCTGACCAACAAAACTGTTGGCTTCAACGAACTGCGCAAGATATTTAGCATCCCTTTTTGAACCAAATAGGGAGTCTTGTACAGCCCGGCGAGCAAGTGCATCACTGTCATTTGGTAAACAGTGTTCGCCTAATGCACGATCATACAATCGACGAAAACGTTGGTGCGTAGTGGAACTTAGTAACTCTAAGTCCCACCTGTGCTGATCTATAGATAGATTAACCTCGGATACGGAACCTAAATACCCGGTGCCCGGTTCAAAATGAAGAACCTTTTTCTTAGGCGTATTAACCCATCTCTCCAGGGAATCATACTTCGATTCGTACCAGAGTTCCCTTAGCCCCTCTCGAGTCCTTTTAGGGACACCTCTCCAATCCCAGTTAGAATTATCAGGATTGGGGTTCTCAACAGCCTGCTGAAACTTCTCAAACTGTTTAGGCGTCAGACTCTTAAGAGTCACTGCCGAATACATCTTTAAAGCAGCGAAAATGGTGTCTAGTTTTCTATTGTCTGCCTCTAATCCTCCCAAGTTTCGAAAGAACCAAGCAAATGGACCAATAGGGATGCCATCAGCATGGCATTTTATACCGTCTTCTCTAGTCAGGCGAAATTCGTTATTACCTGCAGCCCATTGTAGGGCCACAAGATGAATTTTCTTTAGTCTTGCGACCGTCCATTCAGGACCTGACCCTTCAAGCCAGCTAAAAAATGTCTTAACGACACTCCCAGCCACCCTTCGGGGAACATCTAGAGTACAAAGCAAGCGAAACAAGTCCGACCGCCGGATGACCTCGTAAGAGGCCTCATTAATCGCCATTGGATTACTCCTTTGGTAACAAATAAGGAGGAAAGGACTAGTGCATCGCAAGAGCCTACCCATCGACAATCTCGATTTCGGTCTTCG